ATCAGGTTTGATCTCAACTAACAGTACTTTGTCCTCAAAAACTATTTTAAGATCAGGAAAATATCGGTGATAGCGTTTATCGGCATCGTAATAATATGGCACAACGACTTCTTCACTCGTCCAAGATTTAACTTTTGGATTCTCATCACACCATTTAAAGCAATGTCTCTCCCACATTGACCTAAAAATAATGTTATTATGGTCTCCACCATACTTCTTTGGGTTCTTTGGTTTGTATTTACCTGAGTATGCCATATAAATAGTCTTAAGTTTTTTAAGTATTTATTGGAAAAAACATGCCTAAATATAGATTCCCTCTCGAAGCACAAGACGATTATAAAGGCCGTGTGTATTTTACACAGATAATTGAAATACCACCAAAGATCAATACTTCTGCTTTTAAAAGAAAAGAGGTTAGTGGGGTTCCCCCAGGTCCAGGTGCAGTTACTGACGAGTTAAATTTAATAGAGCAGGCTAAGAACGTTGGAAGCTTATTTACTGGAACATTTACTCCTGGACAAACATTTAGAGGACAAACGGTAGAATTATATCTTCCTCCAGCACAAACAATACAAGATGGAATAGAGTTTGATAATGCATTTTCTTTTGGTATAGGCGGTGAAGCTGCAAGGCAAGCATTATCAAGAGGAGAAAGTTCTATATTAGGTGCTTCAGCTTCGGCCCTTTTAGGTACAGGTGGTATCGGTCAAATACTTTCAAATCTACAAGATCCAAATATTGCAAGGGTTGCTGCAGCAAAAGTTGGCTCTATGATGGGAAACACTGCCGGCGGTGTAGCATCTACAGTTGGACAAACTGCACTGAATCCAAATATACGTGCAGTATTTAAATCAGTAAGACCAAGAGAACATTCTTTCAGTTTTAAATTTTTACCTAGATCAAGAGCAGAAGCAAAACAAATAGAAAATATCATTAAATGGTTTCGTACTGAGATCTATCCAGAATCAATTGATATAACTACTGGTGGTCAAAGATTACCGATTGGTTATAAGTTTCCTAATAAGTTTGGTATTGCTTTAAGATATGGAAGAAAAAATGTTGGTGCGCAATTGCTTCCTTGCTATCTGCGTGGTATGACTACAAACTATAATGCCACTGCTATGTCATTCTATCGCGATGGACAATATAGCGAAATAGATCTTACACTTGATATGATAGAATTTAGAACACTAGACAAAGATGATGTGAGATATGGATGGAATCTATATGGTAAAAATTATAAAGATTTTTGGGAAGAGTTTATAGCTCAGTTGACTAAAGACGAATCTGAACCATACAGCACAACGGCTTTTTAGGAGAAACTATGTCAACATATTTTACAAACTTTCCAGAGGTTCCATACAAGTTTGGTGTAAACTTGCCTGCAGTTTCATATCAAAACCTAACTGCATACGTTGATATTATTGATCAGATAAAAGATAATATAGCATTTTATAGAAACTATTATATTAAAGAAGGTGACAGACCTGATCAATTATCTTTTGAGTTATATGGTACTACAGATTATTATTGGATGTTCTATTTACTTAATGATCACATTAAAGAACAAGGATGGCCTTTAACATATGATGCATTGAGTACGCTCATAGATAAAGATTTAACACATACTGTTGTTGAAACAAAGGATGTGATTTCTAATAAATTTAAAGTTGGACAAGTAGTAACAGGATCTGCCTCTGCTATATCTGGTACAATTGCACATAGAAATTTAGATTTAGGTCAATTATATATTAAGAACCTACAGCTCGGATCTGGTGATGGTGCAGAAAGTACTTTTAGATCTACCGAAGTTTTAACATCTCAAGTTGGCGAATCAATAGAATCTATTACACTTATATCTTCGACTGCTGAGAAAAACTCAGTAAGATATTATATAGATGGTGATGGTTTACATTGTGATATAGATCCGCATGCTGATAGACCAAATACTAAAACACCGGTAACACATCTAGATTATTATCTTGCAGAAAATGATAAACTAAAATCAATAAGAGTTATAAAACCTGATGCTGTTCGTGATATATTTAGAGAATTTCAGGATAAATTTTTAGATGGCTAGATCATATACGCCTTTTGATCCTCATGAGTTTGAGATGCGCCGTGCTGTACTATCTACACAGCGCAACGATCATATTATTGACATTACTAATACACTAATAGAACTTGTAATATTTGAACATATTGAACGTACATATCTTACTGGTAAACTTTCATATATTGATACCGGTAGATCTATAGAAAGTATGGATTTTCAGGGTACTGAATTTTTAGATGTTGAATTTGCACTACATACAACTCCACATAAAGTTATAAAACGATTTGTTGTAAGAGAAGTTGAAAGCATTGTACCTACAACAGATACTACTGATACGGTTACGCTCAATATATTAGATTATGATTCATATTTAAATACACTTATTAATGTAAATAAGATGTACGAAGGTAAACCGAGTCAGATTATCGATAAGATTTTAATAGACTCGTTTGACGGTAAAAGAGTAATAAGAGCTGGAGATGCTAATCAGATTCAGACTTTAATATCTGAATATGAAACAGCGTCGAACCCAAACGCAAACGAGTTAAATTCATATAGACAATTAGCTCAAGAATTACAGTCGTCGTTTCGATATATTGTTCCAAATCTCAATCCATTAGAAGCAGTTGAAGTAATAAAGAGAAGAACTACTGGATTAACTGGTACACCATTTTTCTGCTATGCATCTCTGGCTGATAATAATTTAAGATTTTATGATTTGTATAGTTTATTGCAAGAACCTCCTATTAATGAAGGTGATCCGTTTATCTTTTCTTCACAATTATCACAAAAAGCTCCAACTACTGGTGCAGGACTTGCAAGACAAATAAGTAAAATAAAAAATCCAAAGAATGCTAATACATTAGATTTAATTATGAATGGAGATGTAGGTTCTCTCTATGAATATGTAGATACTACACATGGACTAGAATATAAATTTAATTATGATTTAGAAAAAGTTATGTCTAATCTACTTACAAGTAATTCATATCCTGCAGCTGATACTAGATCTCGATTTAAAAACACACCTATTAGTGAAATGATCGCTGAAAGAATTACAAGAGTAACTACAGGAAATATATATGATGACGATGTAAAAAATTTACATGAAGATACAAGTACACAAAGGCATTCTGCAAAAGCGATATCGCAATCAATAAGAAATCTACTCGGTAAAGCTATCTTAGAAATAGAAGTACCAGGACTTCATATGATGCCTCAAGGTGGTAACAAAACTTTAGGAAGAATTCTTTCGATCGTATCTGTTGCAGACACTGAACAATTTGTTGAAGTGTTTGATAGAAAAAGAACTGGTGATTATATGATATATACTGCGCGACATGTATTGACTCCAAACAACTACACGGTAGGTTTAAGTCTTGTAAAAATTGCTAACTATAGAGGTAATACTAAACTTAGCGGTAGCGGGAGTGCTTTTTAATGTCATATTATGGAGACAGTGCTCGTTGGTTTATTGGCGTAGCAACTAATAACTTAGATCCATTACAACTTGGCCGAGTACAAGTAAGAATATTTGGTATACATTCTCGAAGAACTATAGACATTCCAAATTATTCATTACCATGGGCAACTGTATTACAACCAAACACGGCAGGTGGTACATCAGGAATTGGTATGATGCCACAGATTTTACCAGGCGCTCAAGTGTTTGGGATGTTTCTAGATGGTAAAGCTTCACAAGTACCATGTATATTAGGCGTAATGCCTAAAATAGAAATCCCATCAGAGCAGCAAATAAGTTTAAGCCAAGATAAAACGATACAATATGAAATTGGATATGAGGAAGGCCAGGTCGATCCAACATTAGCTAAAATCTCAGCATTAACTAATGTAAATGCCACGAGCTCTGAGCCAATAACTGGCGGTGCAGCAACTTCTAGTCTCGTTCAGCAATCAAACACTAATCTAATAGGAAACTCAAGAGTAGAACAAGCTTTTAACTTTTTTACGTCAAGAGGTTTTACAGCAAAACAATCAGCCGGTATAGTTGGAAATCTTATTGCTGAGTCTGGGCCTAATCTTCCGGAGCATGGCCCAAGGGGAGACGGTGGTAGAGCTGCGGGTATTGCACAATGGCATCCAGGTCGTAGAAGAATCTTTGAACAAGTGTATGGTAAACCTTGGCAAGATAGTACATTTACTGACCAACTAAGTTTTATTGTTTGGGAACTAAGTAATAAAGATTCGCATTCAGGAAACTTAAATAAAAAAGCTGGAGACTTACTCAAAGGAACTGACACCGTAGTAATGGCTGCAACAATATTTGATGAAAAATATGAAAGAAGTTCTGGTGCACATAGACAGAAAAGAATTAATTACGCACACAATGTATATAGACAATTTGGTACAGCATAATGGCTAGCTTTAATCGATATCAATCTACACTCTCAACATATAATCAACGGTTAGGTACTGCAGATTTTCGTAATGCAGCACCTACAGTAGAGGGTGAATATAATTCTAAATTTACATCTGGTTTAGGAACAGATGTAGGGCAAACGTTAAATGGTTTTCAATCTGTTACAAAAATAGAAAACTATTCTGGTGAATTTAAAAATGTATTACTAGGCCTAGCGCTTGTTAAACTCACTGAAACTGTTGCGGGTGAAAGCTTAACAGAAATATTTGATGATGCCTTTGAAGGAATAGGATCTGGTAATGCTAATATTAGTAATGTATTAACTGCTACAGGAGCTCTTGCTATTTTGACTGGATCTAGTCCTGCTGCAGGATTTTTAAAATCATATTATGGCGGTAGTTCAGGTCTTGCTGTCGGTAATCTTTTATCAAAGGCAACCGGTAAAGATGTAACTTCATTAGTATCAGCTATACAAGGTGTGCATTCAGCAGGAAATGCAGATCAATTTGTGGCTGCTGGATTATCTCGATCTTTAGGTGCAGTGCTTTCTCCGGTTATCTCTAGTTTTAATTCTAAAGTAGATTTAGCAATAGGAACTGCAATTGCTCCGGTTCTACAAGCCGTAATGGATATTAGTGCAGGACCAATAGGATTAATTATCGATGAGTTAACAGGTAATAAACTTAAGTCGATTGAAACTCAAGGTATCGTAAGTTTGTTAGCTCAAGGAAGATACGCAGAAGCAATACTATTAACTTCAAATAATTCCAGTAGTCCTTACGGTCTTATTGAAGAAACTTTACTTGGTATTGATACTAGAGTTTCAACTAGAATTACATATACAGGCTCTAATCGAATTAACCCGTTCGGTATTGGTCAAAATGATAATAAGTGGGAGGGGCCTGCGACTAAAACATGGAAAGATCCGGATGCGACAGATCCTTATAATTTTACACGTGTTGGCGGTGTTGAAGAATTAGAAGCAGATTTTAGATCGGCTACACGTGAGATTACGGAACTTGTAATTCATTGGACTGGGCATTATCTAGATCAAGATATAGGTGCTCAAGAGATTCACAATACGCATAAAGAAGAAGGATATGACGGTATTGGATATCATTATGTAATAAGAAATGGCGGTGCAATTGAGAGAGGAAGACCTATACAACAAGAAGGAGAACATGCCGAAGCAAATGGCCATGATAAGTACAGCATTGGTGTAGCAGTCGTTGGTGGATATACCGTTCCTTCAAAGGTTGGATTAGCTAATCCTCCAACGGGAAAAGAATCTTTTGATCCTAAACAAAGACTTACCCTTTATAA